ATTACGGGGAGGAGGCGGAGCTGTGGCGGAAGCGCGCTATTGCGGCGGTGTTCGGGTTTTACCGGAAGATTCGAGAGGAGGTGACACTGGAATATGTGAAGGGTATTATCTGCCGTGCCGGGGGTGTAACGGATATTAACCGGATTCCATCAGCCAAGATGCGGGAGATTTATAATGCCTGGCTGATGAAGCAACGGGTGAAAGGGAATGTGGACCGCGTGGTGGATAGAGAGCTGGTGAAGTTCGGGTATCTGGAGGAAGGAGGCGGACGATGATTTGGAGAGAGGGCGGGTGTTCGGATGAGTTGCATGATTTTGTTTGGGTGCGGCTGGAGTATGACGAGAAACGGAATAGAAGCCGGGTATGTATCTGGGACAGAAAGGGAGGACGGGTGTTGGCAAGTGGTGAATGTACTGGGTTGTTGGCGGAACGGTTTTATGATAGGTTGAATGTTTATTTTTTCGGTTATGAATGAGGTTAGGATTGTTTTTTCAAATGATGAAATGGTGGCGTTTCTGCGGGAATTGGGGGCTGTTGTGGAGGAACGCCGGGTAATTAAGTGGATGAATGAGGAATCGTATCAGGTATGGGTATGGCAAGTGAAAAAAAGCGACGGTACCTGGACGGATGTGGCTCCTGTATTCCGGGAATTGGCATCCGTAGCTGTGAAACGAAGTATCATGGGTTATGTGAATCAGTTGGATTTATTGAATGTTTTAAAGTAAAACGATGATGACGGAAAATGATATTAAGTCGATGGGGTTAGTGTTATCTATTAATGAATGTATTGAAATAGCCAAGGGTGTAATTGAAAGTGCAAAGGATAAATTGAAATATGCAAGAAGTTGCACATCAAAGAAAAATCATAAAAAAACGATGGCGTTTTACGAAGCGATATGTTATCACCTGGAACGATTGAAAAAGATGGAGTCTGAAATTAAAAATAAATGATTTATGAGTAATGTAAGTGAAATGACGGTGGAGGAACTGGAGCGAGTCCTTGCCGAGAAGAAACAACAAAAGGCGGATGCCGAGAGGTTGCGCCGGGAGGCTTATGTGAAATTGCGGACGGATTTACTGAACCGGATGCGTGAGCAGGTGAACCGGACGGTGGAGGCTGTAAAGATGTTGTCGCAGTTTATGAATGATGAGATGGGGACGTTTAAGGAAGTGATGGCGGAATACGGGCAGTTGCGCGACCCTTTCCAGATGAGTTATAAGTTGGAAGGGGACGGTTTCCGGGTGTTTGTCAAGTGTAATAAGATTAAACGTTTTGATGAGCGGGCGGATGTGGCTGCTACCCGTCTGTTGGAGTTTTTGCAGGGATGGATACAGAAGTCTGACCGGGGAGCGGATGATCCGATGTATCAGTTGGCGATGACGCTTTTGGAGCGTAACAAGTACGGGGATTTGGATTATAAAAGTGTAAGTAAATTGTATGAACTGGAGAGTCGGTTTGATGACCCGGAATATGCTTCGATTATGCAGTTGTTTAAGGAGAGTAATGTGGTGGAGGGTTCGGCAACGAATTATTATTTTGAGGAGCGGGATGAGCGTGGGGTATGGAGAAAGTTGGAACCAAGTTTTAACCGTTTATAAATGATGTGTTATGAATGCGAATTGGTTTGAAGGAAAAGTAAAGTATATCCGTATTGGTGAAGATGGCCGGGAACGGAAGGTCGCGGAGGTCTATTTGTTGGATGCGATGAGTTATACGGAGGCGGAAAGCCGGATTATTCGGGAAATGGAAGGTATTACGAGCGGTGAGTTTTGGATTACGGGATTGAAAAAGTCGAATGTGACGGAGGTGGTGTATACGACGGATGTCAATGATGACCGATGGTATAAGGCGAAGGTGGCGATTGTCGATGCGGATGAAGTGAGTGGCCGGGAGAAACGGAGTTTTCTGTATTACTTGGTGGCGGCTTCGGATGCCAGTCGGGCGTTGGAGAATCTAAATAAAGCGCTGGAGACGTTTGTGGTGCCTTGGGAGGTGGTAGGCGTGTCAGATTCTCAGGTGGCGGATGTTTTCCATTATGTGGCTGAAGGTGAAGATTGATGGGTAAATAAAAAAGCCCCGAGCAAGATTTTACTACAGGGCGGTGTGGCAACCACAAATGTAGTAATAATCTTGCAATTATGGGGTATAACAGGCGAAATATTTTGAAAAGGATTGTTGAGATACAAAATATTACTTTGGAACACACGAAGCGCGGGGCAACGCAGAAATGGGTCTATGAACACGTTGTGTATCCTCGTTTTTTGATTTCGCCATCGACTTATAACAGTTATCTGGCTGTGAACGCAAAGGCGGAGTTGAAGAAGCTGGAGGAGGCGGAAGCAGCACAGTTGAAGTTGGAGTTTTAAAAGCAAGGTTATGAATTTTGCGTTATTGAATTAAAAAAGGATTAAATAATGGGTATTATGAATAAACCAATAGATGAAATTAAAAAATTAAAAACGGTTGAAGAAAATTGTTGTGTTAGATATGAATGGGGAGTAATAAAGATAAAAGAAGATGCAGGTGTGGAGCATCTTGTTGCCGTTGTCCCTTATCCTATCGGGAGACCTGAATGGGGAGTGGAACTGCAACAACGGTATGCAAGATTGATGGCAGCGGCCCCGGAACTACTGGAAAGCTTGGAAAAATTAACAAAAGCGGTTGGTCCTTTGGATGATGTGGTTCTGGGCGAGAAATATGCAGATGTGGTTATTGCTTTTGATGAGGCTACGAACTTGATAAAATGTATAAAGAATGAAGGAACCATCTACGGGAATAGGAATTTGCCATTGTAGAGCATGCCGGTTGAAAAAGAAGCATTGTTCTACGTCCGGAAGGAGGTTTTTAAAGCGTGCAGTTAATAAATTCCGGCGTAAGCAGCTAAAACAGGATGAGGTTTTAAAGCATAACCGGTTTGGTGGTTTTTGGGCATAAATGTTCAATAGTTTGAATGATGAAAATGGATGTAAATTCTCAAAATATCCCTGTTGAATACCGAATACCATTACAAGGAGTAATGAATAAGGGGGTTTATGACTGTGTAAATTCCGGATGGGGCGGTGAATGTAGTAATCCTCAAAATCACAGGCAATCGCCTTATAATGTGATTGAGGATATTGTTGGGTTTGCTGATTCGCAATGGGGTTGGATGGTTGTGTGGAAATGCCGAGAGTGTGGGCAAATTCAATTTTTCCATTTACGCGAAAATGAACAACGGGGTTCATTTGATTATGTCAGGATGTATCATGAATACAAGACTACCGGAAAATATTCGTATTAGCCCGGTTTTAGGAAGTATTAAAATTTGTTGTATATTTGTGGCGATGCGAGAGCGCATCGTTTTTGTGAATACGTTGTGAATGTTTATTTTTTTCGTCTGAGAAACCGCGAATTTTAAAGAAAATAGGGAAAAATAAACTGAAACGCTCCGTATAAGTTACGGTCGAGTTCGGTTTATTCCTATTTTCAGGCTTCGCGGTTCTGTCAGACGGATAACTGGCTCGACCGCTTTGTTTTTTATAGATATACAGATGGCGCCGCGATTTGTGGGGTGTGCAAAAAACAATTTCTGGATGGAAGACTTGGAGAAATTGTTTTTAGAGGACTTTTTGAAGTCCTCTTTTTTGTTCCTTATACATTTAGTTCAAATTTTACATCTTCCTTTCCGGCAATCAGCAGCCGGGTTTTCTTAATGTTGTTTTCGTAGATGTGTACGTTTCCGAGGTTGAGTGTGATAGATTTTAAAGGTACGTCGATTTGTCTGGCGATTAAATACAGGTGATAGACGTCTGCTGGTAGTCCCAGGTTGGCATCGGAACTGCGCTGGTATGCCGACACAACCAGTTCTCCCCTATCGATTTGGAACTGGATAAGACTAAGGCAGGGCGCTTGGTTGGTTTCAGCATCCGTTGCCCCCAGAAACAGTACGTAATTTTTACTATTTCTTTTCTCTTTGTTTATCCGGGCAATCAATGGCGGAAGTTTTTCAAGATAGGTGGGATAACTGTTGATTAAGTAGGAACCGCAATAGTCCCACCAAGTTATTCCAGCTTTGCGATATTTTTCCACGTTGCGCTCCCCCTGCATGAATAGTTCCAGTTCATTTTTGAGTTTCTTCCGGGCAATGGGATGCCCCTCGAATATGTCCAACAAGTTGGCAGGAGTTAAAATCAACTGCTCGTTCAGCAGGTATTTTATTTTTCCTTTTTTGTTGTCCTGGACTTTCCCGGTGTTTAGTATTTTATTCAGGATTAGATAGTATTTGTTCATGGGTGGTTTGTGTTAAGCGGCTTGTTTGTATAACATGATATCGGTATAAGAACTGCTGTAATTCATTTGGGCATTGAACTCGACTTTTGTTGTCTCTTCAAAAGGGTTGCCGATGAGCTGGTGTTGTCCTATCCACTCGCATAGTTCCAGGATGGAAGATTTGTTGGAGGTGAAATAAATGAACGATGTGCCTTGCAGAACGGTCAGGACGTCCAAGTAATCGGAAAGTTTCCAATACATTTTATAAGTCCCGGCTTCGGTGGACAGGTAAGGCGGATCGACCAGGAACACGACGTTGGGGGTGTCTTTATACCGGGCAAACAGTTCTTTGTAGTCGCATGAGGTTATTTCAAGTCCGTCCAAATAGCCGTCACAACAATAATCCGAGCGGCGGACGGTGTTGTATAGGCTTTCTTTTTGCAGGGCTTCAAAATCCAGAACGTATTTCATAGAAAATAGCAGGGATGAGGACAGGGTGATGTAATCCACAAACCCGGTTTTTTCTTCTGCTGCAATCCGACTAAAGATTTGTTCCCGGATTTTTTCGGTGATTAATTTTTGCCTGGGATAGTCTTTGACAATGATTCGCAAATCAGCCAATAAGGCATTGGTGCGTTTTATGTTTTGCAGACGTGCCCGATAGTTGTCGAAGTCGTTGTAAATGACGGTTGCATTAGGCTTTTCCCGTTTTGTCACGTGTGAAAGCAATCCGGAACCACCGAAGAGGTCAACGTAAACGGCGTCGTCCGGGTATTGTTTTAACAGTTCTTTGAACGTGGTTACGAACATTCTTTTTTGTCCCATGAATGGGAGCGGCGCTGATGTGTATTTTTTCATTGTGTTTCATGTTTTTGTTGTGTCAGTGCAAATCTCTTTGTTTCTTTTCAGGTTGAGAAAAATTTGCCAGTGATTACACTGCAGGGAGTGTGCAGTCTTTCCCGAAGCGTTTAATGACGTCATATACTTTGCGTTCCGAAATGCGGTATCGGGTTGCCAGGACGGAAACGGCATAAGTTACTTTTTCATTGTTCCGGCGGAAGCTTTCATATTCCGCGTACAGGTCAATGTATTTACAATCGTCCGGCCGGAATCCGAGACTTACCAGACGGTTCAGTAGTTCTTTGTTGAAGTTCAAGATTTCAAATACAGTCATAATCCAATTTTTTATCTATTTTTGTCGTGCCAATCATTTAAAAATAATGCGACCAATCGCGGTCAAGGTCTTGCCCTCGGCTGCGCGATTGGTCGTGTTATTAGAAATGATTGGCGTCTTTCTATAGTCGGGGGCTTTTTCTTTTCTCCCCTGATGTAGTTTATTTCTGTATCTGGATGTCCGGTTTGATGTCGGTGAGTTTTCGGTATTTTGGGATGGCGGAACGGTCTTCGAGGGTGGTTCTGAAGGTGAGGGTGAGGGCTCGGGGGTAGTAGTTTTTGTTACGGGTAGTGCGGACGCGTGTGAGTCCGGTGAAATTTTCTCCGGAGAGGTTCTGGAGGGTGGCGTATATTTTTCGGACGATGGCGAAGTGTTCGAATGCCTGTTCGCGGAGGTGTCCGGGTGCGAGGGTGTTGGCGGGGCTTCGGACGATGAAGTAGAGTTCGATTTCAAGCTGGAGGTCGCCGATTTGGCGTTGGACGCCGGCGGTGGTGTGGTCGATGGCGGTTATGTCAACGAGGGCGCAGGGGTAGTCGACGGGCGGGTTCTGGACGCTCATTTGTCCGACGTTGAGGTCTATCCAACGGAGTTCCGGAATTTGTGCCAGTTTTTGCATGACGGTTTCGAGTATTTCTTCCATGATGTTTTGTTTTAATGGGTGTTTAATTGTTGTTTCAATGTTTTTTCAATGGGATGCCGGGTTAGGGTTTTAGTATTTCGGTTATCCGGTTCCGGATTTGTCGTTCGACTTTCCGGTCGAGTTCGACGCTGTGCCCCATGAAGGGTCGGGCTTCGAGTTTGACGGGGTGTTTGCCGAATATTTTGATGGTTCCGCCTTCGTTCTGTATCTGGGCGTAGGGTTTGTCGCTGGCGATGATGACCTGTCCGGGCTGGAGGTGGTAGCGGAGACTGTTGTATAGTTCCATCCGTTTGCCGGAAAGGATTTTGCGCACGGTGGCGGTCTGTGAGAAGTTGAGGCGCGGAGCTTTTTTTCCGGGCTTTTTCCGGCTGCCGGGCAGTCGTTTTTCGGCTTTGTATTCAAATCCGTACCAGGGGGACTGCGGGTCGCGCCGTTTGACGTCTTTCCATTTGTGGAGTCCTCCGTTGAGGAATCCTTCGCGGTGGAAGTTGTCGCGGAACTGGTCGACGGCTTCTTTCCCGATGACGATGAGTATGCCGTGGGAAACTTCCCGGGTGAGTTTGTCGAGTTTGCGTCGGAAGTCCGCGGACAGGTTGTTTAAGTTTCTGTTTGCCATTTCGATTATTTGTTTTATATTTGCACTATCAACGTGGAGAAAGAGGTTGATAGCTGCCAAGCGTATAAAAATCCGGGCTTGGAGTTGGTGAGTCGGCTGGGCTACGGTCTGGGACACACCCCCGCGGAGCGGATAGTTTCGCTCCGTATACGGTAGCCGTGGGAACCACGGCTTTTTTTATGTCTTTCCCTCTTATTTCCGTTTCCATTGTTTAAAGAAAACTTTTCTTAGGTCTTTCACTTTGTATTTTTTGATTTCTCCAGAGTTTAGCCGGATGATGATTTCCCGAACGTGTTCGCACCTGTATGGCTGTACGGCTGCTTTCAAGCCTGCCCAAATTTCCGGCATGGGATATTCTTTTTCGAGGTAGATGACCACTTCCCCCACCCTTTGTTTTTCCGCTGCCCGGACAGATGCCTGGATAGCGTTTTTTCCGTTGTCGGAAACGGGGGCTTTCATATCGGAGAAGCGTTTTGTTTTGAGGTTGAAGGCGTCGGGGTTCTTTTTGCCAGGAGTGTTATCTACGGGCAAAAGCCGATATTTTTCGCCGTATTGTTTGGCGAGGAGTTCGTAGGCTTTGCGGTTTTTCTTTTCTTCGATTTTATTTTGTTTGCCGTGTTGCGGTGTCTGGAGTTCTCCCCCGCTTTTGTATTTTTTCGCCTTGTATTCTTCCGGCTGTCTGACGTTTTCGGCGATGAATTTTTTAACCGCCTTTTTTGCATTGCGGTCAGCCAGGGTGATGTACGGGTGGGAGTCGGCAAACAGCTTGGCGTCCACGGCGGGGTTGTTGTCCAGTCCGGGCGATGGCTTGACGGTTTCTCCGGATTGGGGATTCCCATCCGTAACAGGGCGGGACGTGGAACGGAGTCCGCATTTGCATCCCCATACTTCACCGGGGCGGTGGGAGTTCCAGAAGGGGTCGTCCTGTGCCCAAATGCGGTGGTAGAATATTTTGTGCGCCTCCCGGGGGACGGCTGCCATGCTGGGAAGCCATTCGAGGTTGGGGTAGGTTTCTTTTTCCCGTCCGAATTGCCGCCATTGTATGGCGTTCCGGGCACGAATGAGGGCGGTGTTGTATTCGGTCTGGAGCCAGTTGATGTTGTAGTCGCCGATGATGCTTTCGGCATCTTTTTTGAATTGTGCGAATGATTTGGGCGCGCCGTTTTCGTCGACCAGAAGTGCGGCGAGTTCGTTTTGCTGGCGGTGTGTCTTGAATGCGGCAAAGACGGCGTTGTTGTGTTTGAGTTGTTCGTAGAAGTCGTGGTCGGGATGGCCATAGGCTATTTTTCCCACGCCTTTCCGAGTTGCGAGGTCAAGGGCGCGGCGGGTTGCCTCGAAGAGGTCGGGGTCGATTCCGGTGACGGGATCGAATTTTCCGGATGCGATGCGCCGGAGTGCTTTATCGATGACTTTTTCACTGATGAGAGGTGTTTTGGTGTTGTCTGCGAGGTTTGCAGCATTGTCTTTCTTCTCGTATTTGTCCGCCATGCAGGTACATTCCCCGGAATGGTAGAGTGTTTCGATGATGTCGTGTATCCCTCTTTGTTTAACGCCCCCGAGGGCGTGGGGGCTTATCCGAAAAAATCGCGCAGTTTTTTTTCGTGTTTGGGGGCAGGTTGTACGGGCATCCATTCGGCGATTGTTTCCCGCAGGATATCCTGTATTTGTGTACGCATGGGGGTGGCGGCTTTAGCTCCTCCTTCCGGAATGGGGATGTTGTATTTTTCATACCAGTATTCGACCGGAAATTCTATTTTTTCGGCGAGGCGGGTGTCCATGTCGAGTCGGTCTTTGAGGCAAATGTGTTCTTCAACGATGAAGGAAAATTTTCCTTCTCCGGGATTGAAACCATGCACCTCCAGCAGCCGGCGGAATACAGTGTTGAGAAAATTGGTGACGTAACGGAAGTCGGATTTGTGTACGGCCGCCTCGCTGCCTTCGTGTATGTCTCCTTTGTATTGTCCGCCTTCGGCGTCGAGGGTCATGGTTCCGTGGAGGAATCCTTTGGATAGTTCTTTGTTGCAGAATTTTGCAAACTCGAGGTATGCGTTAGTGCTGCCGCCTCCGGATGTGTTTTGGATAAATTCAAGATCGGTTTGTTCGGGAATCATGTACCAGCTAAATCCTCCGGCTTTTGAGATGGCTTTTGCGAGGGCGGCTTTTGCTTCGGGGTTGTATTGGGGGTATTTTCCTTTCCGGATGGGTGCGGCAAATATTTCGTTGAAGGTGGCCCAGTCGGAAATGTTTCCGCGTTTGAGAAGCACCCATGCGGCGGCCTTAATAAGCAGCCCAAATTCGTCCGGATTACCTGCCATCATGATGTAATCGGGATAGCGACCGGCGGTAATGTCAATGCCGGAAAGGTGGCCGATGCGTTCAATGAAGAGGCCTTTTTCCGGGATGATGTAGCGGCGGTCGTATTTTTTGTATTTGTGGAATACGCCCCCGGAGAGGTCGAGCCACATGGTCGTGGGACCCCAAAACCGGCTTTCCAGGATGTCGCCGAGCATTTCGGTAAACCAGGGGGATTTTATGAGTTCATTTACGACATCGTTGGGTTTGGCTCCGTCGGAGAAAATGAGTTCGGTTCCTTTGACTGCCTCAATGCGTTTGTCGATGACGGCGGTGAGGTGCATGTCCAGCAGGATGTCGTTGTAGATGTCCAGCAGTAGAGTCCTATCCGGGTACATGGCATCTTCTGCACTCCGGATGGCGAGCCGCCATTTATTGATGTCAAACCCTTCACGCCGGGGTGCTTCAGGATAAGGTATGAGTTCCTGGACCGCCGCAGTGCTTTTGACGGGTGCCTGGTATTTGTTTTTGGCATTGTGCCTTTTGTTTCGTTTGCTCATAGGATTTCAGTTTTCAGGTTGAACATTTGTCAGAAATAGTTCGGGCGCGGCGTCCGGCTTCCGGAGAGAATGCCTCCGGCGAGTTTTTCGTCGTCGGGTTTTTCTTCCTTGAGAGGCAGGTCGACGGGCATTTCTTCGTTTTTGACTTGTTTAAGCCAGTCGATGGCGCGTTTGTAGAGGGCGCGGCGGTTTTCGAGGTCCTGGTCGGGCCGGGCAATGGATACGAGCTCGAAGACGGCAATGTCGACGGCGAAGCGTACCAGGAGGGGATGGCGTTCGTTTCCGGAGGCGGCGAATATCTTTTCCGTGTCGTAGCGGAAGAGGTAGGGTTTCATTTCGCCGATGGCGGCTGATATCGCCATATCAACAATGGTGTCGTCCCCGTCGGTGATTTGCTCTATTTCGTAGGGACGAATGGTGATATTGAGGTCTTCTTTCGTGATGAACATATTTTTGTTTTTTCAGGTTTTACATTCTGTTGTTGCGGCGCGGTGTTCCGGTTTCAACTATTTCTGTGCCGCCGTCGTTTTCGTCAAGTTGGAAGACTACGAATTGGGAGAGGTATTCCATGACTTGCTGGTCTGCATCGGGGGAGTCATCGTGGGTGGTGTATCCCGGTTCTATGCCGTAGAGTTGTTTGAGTCCTTCCTGCATGTCGTTGTTGGCTTCTTCGGCGATGTTGTGGAATACCCGTCTACCCTGGTAATAGGGGTGCATAGTGATGAGCCGGTCGTATTTTTTTTGCCGGGAACGGTCGGCGATAACGAGGTTGAGGGGTTTGCCGTATTCTTTTCTGACTTTGAGTATGGCTTGCTGTACGGGTTTGTTCCAGAATTGGGATTCGACGCGCCAATGGATGATGACTGACGGCGGCATGAGCCGGGTGTATTCGTACATGAAACGGATAGCATCTTCCATTTCGCACTGGCGGCAGAAAGTTTTGAGTTTCCAAAAGTCGATACCGTGAAGCCCCATGACGGAAACGGCATTATAGTCGTTTTTTCCGGAGTAGGCGACGTCCCAGTGTCCGGCAATGACTTTGAAGGTATTGAGGCGCGGCGGTTTTGCCCACTGGATGAGGTCGCGTGTGAATATTTTGCCTTCGATGACGGGTTCGTGGAGATATTCAGCGTGGGCAGAGATAATTCCGTCTTGCTCCACTTGCCGGTAGTAGTCAGCGTCGTATTTTTGCGGCCAGGCTGGCGCGTATGTCTGTTTGTCGTATGCCTTGACGAGGTCGAGGTGCCAGTGCGGGTGTTTTTTCTCGAGTTGGTTCTGGATGGTGCGCGGTGCAAAGTCGTTGTTAGGGTGAAGGTAGCGGCGTACCGGTCCGTCCATCGTTTTAAGGAGCGAAGATTCTATCCAGTAGACGATTTCGTCCTGCCGGGCGGGGTTTTTGACTGTGTCTTTGTCTTCGAGGTCATCGCAGACGATGTAATTGGGACGTACTGCCTGTATGCGGAGTCCTCGGGCTTCCTGTCCCATGCCGAGGGCTTTGCCCCGGAACCGGTTGTCTTTGGTGCGGAAGTTCCCATTTTCCCAAGACCCCCGGAGCATCTGGTCGCCGAAGTAGTGTTTGAGTGCCTGGTTGGCTTCAAATTCGGCTTGTATGTCGGAAAGGAGAAGGATGGCTTTGTCTTCGTTGTTTCCGACGATGACCATATAAATGTCTTCTCCACGAATCCACAGCCAAAGCGGGATAATGAGGTCGCACCATACGGATTTGGCAAGTCCTCTCCCCCAACGGACGAGTTCGCGGCAGGTTTTGTCGCGGGCAACACGGTTGGCGAGCCGGATTTGGAAGTCGGCGGATTCGGCGGTAGCGTAGTGCGGCAGGATGGTTTTTACCATGAATGCCACGTCTTTGCGCATGCGTTCGATGACGGTGGCTTTTTCTTCCGGTGTTTCAAACGGATTTACCGCCGTGCCTTCGCGAATGAGGCGGAGGCGTTCGAGGTAGCGTTCGACAGCTTGTTTTTCTTCCTGTTTCATTGTGCCGGGGTTGAGGGTTGTGAAAGTACGGAAACGAGGTGTTCCTGAAAGTCGAGGGTTTTGAGGAACAACGGGTAATCGAATTGCATGAGGATTTTGAATACCTCTTCGATGACCTGGAGTTTCTGCACAAGTGTAAGGCGGTTTTCTTTTTTGACACTTGCCAGGGATTTGTTCCAGTTTGCCACGGCGTAGTCGAGGGCGGCAATTTCTTTGCGCAGCTCTTCGATGCGTTTGGGGTCGGGTTCCGATTTGGCTTCTTCGCCGATAATGTCGGTTTCGAGGCGGATGCGTTTTTCCGCCATGCCGGATATGATTTTTTCGATGTTTTCGGAACGTTTTGCCGGTGCGATGGCTTTGGCTTCGCGCAGTTCTTTCCACCCATACTTTTTTACCCATTCGCCGACCGTTTTCTGGGCGATGTTGAGTTTCAGGGCTATTTCTTTTGCGGTGCGCCGTTCTGTGATGTACATGTGTTGCGCGACGGTGCGTTTGTTGTCGTAGTCTTTTGCCATACTTTTTAAGTAAAAGGTTTATAAAGCCGGGACAAAAATGGGGGTTTGATGGATGTGTAACTAATTATGTTACAATGGTTGTAATAATCATTCCAAGGGTTGTAAGATTATTTGCCGGAGGATATTTCCGGTTGTACACTTGCATTGAAAATGTGAGCCGGAATGGCTGTAAACGAAATTGAAAGGATTATGGCATATACGTTTTTATTGAGTGACGAAAGCATAAACAGTTATGGGACGCGGGTGTTGACGGACGGCATCCGGCTGGATGATTATAAGAAGAATCCGGTGGTGTTGTGGAATCATATCCGTGCCTGGAGTGATAAGGAGGATCAGGTGTTGCCTATCGGAAAGGTCGTGAAGATTTGGAAGGATGGCGATAAACTATACGGAGATATTGAGTTTGACGCGAAGGATGCGTTTGCGGTGAAGATTGCCAACAAGGTGGAGCAGGGAATTATCCGGGCGTGCAGTATCAGTATTTCGGTGATTACGACGAGTGAGGACGAGGCAGTATTGGTGCAGGGACAAACGCGACCGACGGTGATGGAAAGCCGCCTTCGGGAGGTGTCGGTGGTGGATATTCCGGCGAATAAGAATTGTGTGCGGCTGTTTGATGACGGAACCGGCGCGGAGTTGAGTTTTGCAGCCGGGCAGGATAACTTTTTATTACCCTTATTAAAATCAAAAAAGACAAAGAAGATGAATTTAAAGGATGAGATTTTGTCGGCTCTGGAGTTGAAGGACGCCGACGAACGGGCTGTGGTTGCCGAAATAGTCCGGCTTCGGGGAGAAGCGAAAGCGGCAGAAACGCTCCGCGAGGAGAACGGGAGACTGAAAGGTGAGCTGAAGGGGTACCGGGACAAGGAGGAAGAGAATCGGAAAGCGGCTGTTGCGGGCTTGGTGGATGACGCTATCAAGGCACGTAAGATTACGGCTTCAGACCGGGCGGATTATATCGCCTTGGCGGAAAAGGATTTTGATCGGATGAAAAAGGTTTTGGACGCTATGCCCGGCGTGAAGGAGTTGCAGGAAGACGAGGAAAAGCAACCGAAGGATTTGTGGGCGGAGCGTTTCCGGGAGATTGAAGCGAATTGTAAACGATAAAAAAAGGAGTAGTTATGGGAGTAGAGATTAAGAGTGCCTATAGTGGTGAAGTTTTAACCCGGCTTTTGATACGGGCGACGACCGGCAATGAACTGGTGAACCGGGGATTGATTCGTTTGGAACCGAATGTGGCGACGAAGTTTTACCTTCCGCGCGTGAAGACGGGAAAGATGTTGCAAAAACGAAAAGAGCAACCGAAGGATGAAGATAGCAAGGGGGATTTCGAATATGATGAACGCGTGTTGGAGCCGAAAGAGTTCATGGCTTTTACGACGTTTAACCCGCGCAGTTTCGAGGGTATCTGGCGTCCGTGGCAGCCGACGGGAGAATTGGTGTTCCGCGAGCTTCCGAATCATGTGCAGAATGAGTTGCTGGCGGAGTTGGGCAAGGTCGTGGATTTTGAGTTGGGATGGCATTTCATTAACGGCAAATACGGGAAAACCGACGATGAACTTTTTGACGGTGTCCTTACCCGCATTGTTGCTGACGAGGAGGTAATCCGTGTGGCACCTTTCTGTGGAACCATGAAACAGAAATTGCGCGCGGTTTACCGCCGGATCCCGAAAGCGGTACGCAAGAGTTCCAATGTGCGTTTTCTGATGAGTACGGAAGATTGGGACAAGTATGACGATGAGTTGACCGACCAGTCGAGCAAGGGCAGTGATACGACCGGAACCAACCCGAAACGTTTTAAAAACATCCCCATTGAGGACTTGGCAGCATGGCCGGAAGGAGTGATTGTGGCCACGGTGTGCGGCAGGGATTTGAAAACGAATTTGTGGGCTGGCGTGAGTATGGTAAACGATTTCAACGCTGTGAAAATCGGTCCTCTGACAAATGCCGGCGAGAAGTATTTTTTCAAGATGCTGATGAAGGCGGACACTAATACTGCTTTCGGTGAGGAGGTGGTGTTGTATGACGAGCGTGATTATTTCGGAGCCGCACCGAAGGAGTTGAATTTTGCTGCCGCAGGGGGAACCGAAGCGGTATTGGTTACGGCTTGTTGTGAGTATAGTGTGACCGGCAAGGTAGCCGGATTTAGTTATGAGAGGACGGAGACCGGATTGAGTATTACTGCGGCAGAAAATACCGGTGGAGCCCGTGGCGGTAAGTTTACGCTGAAATTGAAGAATGACACGAAACAAGCGATTGAAATCACTGTTTCCCAGGAAGCGAAATCGGCAGAAGTAACACAAGGCGGAGATGGAAACGAGCAGCAAGGGGATTGAATTGATTAAGCAACACGAAGGATGCCGGCTGAGGGCTTATAAATGCCCTGCCGGCGTCTGGACGGTTGGATACGGGAGTACGCGGGGTGTAAACCAGTGGACGGAAATTACCCGGCAGGAGGCGGAAGTGCGTTTGCGGGAGGATTTGAGGACGGCGGAACGGACGGTGGAGAAAGTGCGGTATTTGCAGCCACGACTTGCGCAGTGTCAGTTTGACGCGTTGGTGTCGTTTGTGTTTAATGTGGGTAGTGGAAATTTTGAGAAATCGACGCTCCGGAAAAAGGTGCTTGCGAATCCGGCAGACAGAAGTATCCGGGATGAGTTTTTGAAATGGATCCACGCGAACGGGAAACCGCTGGAGGGACTCCGGAAGAGGCGGAAGGATGAATCGGAGTTATATTTTAGTTAAGTTATGGATGTGGTACAAGTTATTTCCGCCTTGACGGCGTTGGTGAGTGTTCTTGCTTCTGTACTTTATGCCCGGCGGGCAAAGAAGGCGGAAATAAGGGCTAAGGAAATCGAGAACCGGAAAAACGACATCGGTAATGCAGAGCTGATGATTGAACTGGTGAAAAAGGCTAATGCTGAGGCCTCGGAAGTTCAGCATAATTTGATTGAAACTTTAAAGAAAGAGAATGGAAAATTTAAAAAATCTGTTGAGCGGCTGGAGAGGGCTTTTCGTAGTATTCATCGCTGTCCTTATCGGGACAACTGCCCTGTTTATGCAGAGCTGCAAGGCGAAGAAGGAAATGAGCAACAAGACCTTTGTACGGACGGAAACGATACTGGAAATCGTAAATGACACGGTAGTAAAAGTACAGCCCGACTCGGCTTCAATAAAAGCTTTACTGGAGTGTGACAGTGTCGGGAATGTGTTGTTGAAACGAATAGCGGAGTACGAAGCCGGGAAGCATGTAAATCCTCCTAAATTGGATATTCAGGATAATGTACTGACGGCAATGGTCAAGGTGGATTCTTTCGGGATTTTCATGACGTTCCGAGAGCGGTATGTGGAACGGACGGACTTTATGGAGAGTCAGGAGAGAGAGATTGTGTATGTGAACCGGCTAACAGGGTGGCAGAAGTTCCGAGTCCGTTTAGGGGATTTTGTGCTGATTGGCATTCCGATATATGTTGTATTCAAATGCAGGAAATCAATTTGGTCATGGATAAGGAAAATATTGTTCAGGAAGTAGACAAAGGTGTCGAATATCCGTCTTTTATTGTGCCTTACCTGAAAAGTTATCCCCGAGAAAAGTGTTTTTATGTGGCGTCGGACGGAATGGTGTTCTTAGGTAAGGAGTACAAGGCGGCGACGGCTCATCAGCGGGGGGTAAAGAATGGAGAGTTACAAACCATAAAAGTGAAATAATATGGGAATGGGAAATGTAAATATCCGGTTGGAGAACGGCGCCCTGGGGCGCGTTGCTTCGACGGATGACGGGGTTGCCGGTCTGATTCTGACGGGCAAGGCAGTCCCGGATAAGTTGGAATTGAACCGGGTGTATTTGTTTAATTCCACCCGCGACTTGACAACGCACGGGATTACGGAGGAGGAAAATCCGCTTCTGTACAAGGAGGTGACAGCCTTCTACGAGGAGACGGGTGACGGCGCGGAGCTGTATGTGCTGGTGGTAAGTGAAGCAATGACACTTACGCAAATTTGTGGTGTAGAGGACGGACGGCCTTTGAAAAAGCTGATTAACTATGCTGCCGGGCGCATCCGGCTGGTCGGCGTCAACAAATTGCCGCCAGCGGAATATGAGGCAGACCTGGCACAGGGTATCGATGGGGATGTAGTTACAGCGGTCGCGGCATCCCAGAACGTGGCGGCGGCTTACCAGGCTAAAATCAACCCATTTCGGTTGCTATTGCCGGCTCTTCTTTGGAACGGTAGCACTGAAAACTTGTTTAAGCCCCGGGAAGGAAGCTATAACCGGGTAGGTCTGGTTTTGGCGGCCGATAAAATAATCGGAGAAACGGCCTCCCCTGCCGTTGCGAGGGTGTTGGGACGCGCCGCAAAAATTGCGGTGAATTATTCCATCGCCCGGGTAAAGGACGGTGCTATTGCCGCGAGCGGTTTCCTTGCCGACGGGAAGACGCCGGAGGAAGATGCGGGGATGTTGGACGCTCTGCATGATGCCGGGTATATCCTTTACCGGACGTTTGTCGGGAAAAATGGATATTACCTGAATGACGACTGCATGGCTGCCCCATTGACGGACGATTACAGCAGCCTGAACCTTGGCCGCGTGATAGACAAAGCTATCGTTATTGCTTATGGGGCTTACGTGGATGAACTCCAAGACAGCATCGAAGTGGACGATAATGGTCAGTTGCCGCAGCACCTGTGCTCTTACTTCGAGGGGAACATGGAAAATGCCGTGGCGGCTTCCATGAAGGATGAAATCGGCAATTTCGAGTGTTTTATCGACCCGAAACAGAACATCCTTTCCACCGGTGTCCTGAATGTAAGCTGTAAAATCGTTCCGCGGGGAATTTTGAAGGAAATCAATGTGACACTGGGATTCGATAATCCCGCCTTAAAAGCATAACAATGATACGGATTAACAACAAGGAATACGCCTGGGGAGATATTACGGTGGTGGTTTTCGGCCGTCCCATTGTCGGGATTACCGGCATCGAATACAAGGCAAAGAAAACGAAAGAGACCAAACACGGCTGGGGACGCCACCCGAAATCCATCCAGCACGGGAAGCGGGAATATGAAGGCACCCTGACCCTCATGCAAAGCGAACTGATCGCCTTGAACCAGGCAGCCCGGGCGAAAGGATACAAGGATATCTTAGATGTGGATTTCGATATTATCGTCACGTATGAAAGCGGTCTGGTGGTTACGGTGGACAAAATCTGCTGCGCTTCCATCACCGAACTGCCTTCCGGCATGAAGGAGGGGGACGCCCAGGCGGAAATCTCCCTGCCGTTTGTCGCCTTAGATGTCGAATACGATACCGCTGCATAGGTACAAGCATTTTAAAAACCATTTAAACAGGATTGAAACGATATGAAAAAGTTATCGAAAGAACAAATTGAAGCCTTGAAAAAGAAACACGGTGAAATCTTCGAGGTTGAAGTGGATGACAAAGTCTGTTACCTGAAAAGGCCGACGCGGAAGGCACTTTCACTCGCGGCCGCCCAGGGACAACGTGACCCGTTAAAATACAACGAGGTTGTTCTGGCCAACTGCTGGGTGGACGGCGACGAGGAAATCAAGACGGAAGACGCCTATTTCTTGGGTGTATCAGGCGTGCTTGACCAGTTGATCGAGGTGAAAATGGCGGCCTTAAAAAAGCTGTAACCCCGTTGGGATTGGACTGCCGCACGTGGCTGTTCGAGGGGGATGCGCTCATCCGGGCGCACCTCCACCTCGACCCCGACACGCTGACGGACGAGGAATGGGTGGCACAGGTACACATGGCGCTCTGGGTAGAACATCGATATTTTCAGAACTTAGGTAAACTTTTAGGCGGATAACATGGCATCGACTTACGAATATATCATCAGCTTGCAGGATAAGGCTTCCGGCACGATGCAGCGTATTGTCGGCGCCTCTTCCGTTACGGTCAACAAGCTGACGGCACTTGCGGACAAGGCAAAGAAACTGCAGGGAGTAACCGGCAACCTTTCGGGGAGCATGTTCCATTTGAAACAGCGGATTGACCTGTTGCAGCAGGAAAAGGAACTGTTAGATCCGTCGAACCTGAATCTGATTAAACAGTACAACCAGGAGATCGACCGGCTTTCGGGTCGCATCGAGAAACTGGACAATGCCGGACGCGGCGGGAAATTGAAAGGCTATCTCGGAGAAATCGGCAGCATGGTCAAGGGATTTGTCAATCCCGTCACGATGGGTGCCGCCGCCATCGGCTTTGCCGGGAAGTCGGCGATGAATTTCCGGGAAGGGATGGCAAAGGTGAACATCACGGCGCAACTGGATGAAAAGGGATTGTCTGACCTGGAAAGCAAAATCAAAGGTATTGCCAAGGCCAACAAATTCGATATCGGGGTGGCTCCGGGAGCGTTTGAGCAGATTATCAGCCAGACGGCGGACGTGGATATGTCTTTGGACGTATTGGACGCTGCCCTGAAAGGCAGCAAAGGCGGTTTTACCGACCTTTCCACCGTTGCCGGTGCGTTGGCGCAGACGATGTCCATTCTGGGCGGATCGGCAAGTTCACTGGAAGTGCTGGACACCTTCTTCGCTGCCAAACGGGTCGGTGCGGGTGAGTTCAAAGACTTCGCCACCTATATGCCGGGCTTGATTGCTTCGGCGGATGCCCTCGGCGTGAAATACAAGTCGGTTGCCGGGGTGTTTGCCTATATGACCGGAAAAGGCCAGGATGCCGCGCGGGCTTCCGTCCTGATGGGGAACATGTTCTCTTCTTTGTCGAAGTCGGATATTACGAAAAACCTGGACAAAGCCGGGGTGAAGATTTTCGACGCCCAGGGCAAGATGCGGGATTTTGTGGATATTTTCCGCGACCTCGGCGGCGTGATGGCGGGCATGAGCGATCAGCAGAAGACCGCCTTCTTAGAAAAGGTAGGCATCGTCGATAAGGAGGCGAAAGCGGCATTTGCCATCATGGGCTCCGACCTGGATAAGCTGACGGAATCCATGCGGGCGACCGCCAACGCCACCGGGGAAACCAACGCAGCCCTGGAGTTTTCCAAAAACCCGATACAAGCAGCTACGGAACTCTGGAACCAGTTTAAAGGTATCGGCTTGCAGCTTGGGGATTTGTTGCTTCCGGTAATTTGTGCCGGGATTAGCGTATTGGGTGACGTGCTTTCCGGTGTGGCGGCGGTTTTGGATGGCGTGGTCGGTTTCTTTTCCGGTTGGGCGGCCTATCTTCGGGAAGGCAGCCCGCTGGTGTGGGGATTGACGGCGGCTTTGGGAGCCTTGACGGTTGCCTTGATTGCATACGAGCTGTGGACGAACCGGGCAGCCATCGCCACGAAGCTGAAATCGGTGTGGGATGGAATTGCAGCGGTGGCGACAGGCGGATGGACGGCTATCCAGTGGGCGTTGAATGCGGCATTGTATGCCTGCCCGTTAGTGTGGATTATCGCCCTGATTGCCGGCTTGATAGCCGGGATTATCGCTTTGTGTACGAAGGTACAGGGCTGGGGCAAACAGTGGGAGGTGATTGTGACGTTTGCCAAGAACTGCTGGGCACTCTTTATCGAGCAGTTCAAATATTCCTGGAACCAGATGTCCAACGGATTCATGATAGGACTGGATAAGATAAAACTGGGCTGGTACAAGTTCAAGGAAGCGGTCGGGTTGGGTGATTCTTCGGAGAACCAGGCAATGATTGATAAAATCAATGAGGACGTAGAACGGCGGAAACAGACCATTGCCGACGGGGCGAAACGGATTCAGGAACTGACGGAGAAAACACGGAACTCGCTGACGTGGGAATTATCCTGGAAAAAAGGCGAAAAGAAAGAGGACGGGCAAACGGTGCCGGGGACGGAGAGCAAACCGGGAACGGTTCCGGCTGCCGGCAGTTTCGATTTCGATGTCCTGATGAACAAGATGGGCAAAGCCGGCGGGACGAAGTCCGGGCAAAAGGTGTTGGACCTGAATGAAACGGTAAAGAACAACAAGGGGGACACGGCTTATTCGGCCATTGCATCGCGTTTTGCGATGGTGAAGATGGCTCCGTCGGCAACTTCCGGAATGACTTCCGCCCTATTGCCAGGCAAACAGCCCGCCGGGACGGATTTGGCGGATTATTCCGGAGAGGGCGAAAAGGTGGATTTCCGGAAAAGTATGACGGGCCATGTTGCCAGTATCGGAAAAACCCTTCACAGGGTGCAGGAGATTGCAGCTACCATTGCCGCCGTCGTGACGGTCGGAACGGCCGTTCCGGCGGTATCCTCCCCCCTGCCGACAGTTCCGGTGGTAGCTGCTGCTCCGGAACTGCCCCGCTTCCCGGAACGGGACCAGGAACGGGAAAATCTTTCCGGCAGGAAGCCGGGCGTCTATTTGGATAAGTATTGCGAGCAGGTGGTGATTAACGTGCAGAATACCGACCGGCGCGGTACCGATGAAATCCGGGAGACCATCCGGGAAACATTAACCGATATATTCGACTTGTATGAAGCATAAATTCAATATTCCGAATATCAGCGTTTCGCGGGTGACCTTGAAAGGGGTGCCGTTTCCCGGTGCTTTGGCTGGGAAGCGTCCGGAAGGGAGTTTTAAGGGGGAAGCGGGAGAAGCCTACGAACTGAAACCGGAAGCCCCGGGGATGGAGGAATTTGTCCGGGGAACACGATTACGCGGAAAAGACAGGCTGGGACGCTGGTATTTCATGCCGGTGAGTTTCATCTATCCGACCCCCTCCGGAGAGAAAAAGACGCTGGAACTGGAGCGGGCGGAAATCAAGGCGGTGTCGGCAAAGAAAAATATTGTCGAGACGCCCTTGGTGGGACGCAAAGGTGCTGTCCGGGAATTAATCAGTTCGGAAGATTTTAAGGTTTCCATCCGGGCGGTTGCCCGGACGGAAGACGGCACCTATCCCGCCGACCAGATTGTGGCGTTCAAGGAACTGTATAACGTAAACGAGGCGGTGGAATTGAAATCGGTATTGACAGACCTGCTTTTCGATGAGAATGACAAGGTGGTGATTACGGATATGAGTTTCCCGGAAACGCCGGGCGTAGAAGATGAGCAGGAGGTGGAAATCGAGTGTGTGACGGACAAACCTTTTGAATTAACCATTGAATAGAAGCCATGTTTACCTTATGCAGTGAAATAACGATAGGCGGCAAGCGGTTCGGCGGCGTGCATGACGTCCGGATCAGACGCTCCATTTACGAGCTGACGGCAACGGCGATTGTGAAGGTTCCGGTGACGGCGGTGTTGAAACCATCCGGGAAGCCGGCGACGGAGGTGGAAGTGGCAAAGGAAATCAAGGCGGGCGATCCGGTGGAAATCCGCTTGGGGTATGACGACATCCTGAATACGGAGTTCAAGGGATATGTGAAGCAGTTGAACCTGAAAACGCCGTTGGAGATTGTCTGCGAGGATGCGTTTTATCTGTGTAGGAAAAAGAGCGTGACGCTGTCCGGAAAGACGACGCTGGCGGATGTGATCGGGGGATGCGGGCTGACAGCCGGCTATACGGCGAAGTTGTCGATGGAGAGTTTCCAGGTGCCGAACAAACCGGTGTCGTGGGTGCTGGCGAAGTTGAAAAAGGATTACGGGCTGGCGGTGTTCTTTGATTTGGACGGCCGGGTGTATGCTTCGGAACCGTTCAAGACGGTGGACGAAACGGTGAAGTATCGCCTGCGGTATAACGTGATCCGGGACGATGATTTGAAGTACCAGTTGGCGGAAGATGTGAAACTGAAGATAAAGGCGGTGTGCGTCTACCGGGACGGAACAAAGGTAGAGGCGAAAATCGGAGCCGATGACGGAACGGAGAAGACGATGTATTTCTATGACGTGAAGGATGAGAAGGAACTGGCCGCCCTGGCACAGGCGGAACTGAAACGGCACAGTTATGACGGGTATAGCGGGAAGATACAGACGTTCCTGGTACCGTTCGCCGCTCCCTGCATGCTGGCAGAACTGGAAGATGACGTGTACCGGTACCGGAATGGACGGTATTATATAGAAAGCGTGGAAACGATGTTCGGAACGAGTGGCGGCCGCCGGACCATTGAAATCGGGCTGAAGGTATGAGCAAAGGAAATGACGAACTCAGGCGGATGTTCGAGCGGCGGTTGGATGAAGCGGCAGAGACTGTTTTTTACGGGGAAGTGTCGGCCGTGGATGAAGAGGCACGGACGTGTACGGTGGTCATGGAAGGCATTCCCTATGAAAACGTGCTCTTGTATGCCGTGGAGAAAGCGGAGCTGAAGGGGCTGGTGTCGATTCCCAAGGTAGGCAGTACGGTACTGGTGGAACGGATGGCAAATGACCGGTATTTTGTGGTGATGTTTTCGGAGGTGGACAAAGTGCTGCTGACAATTGGGGAAAAGACGGAGGCAGAGGTGTCGGAGGAAAGTATCCGGGTGAAAGCCGGGGATAAAACGGCGGTGACGGTGGATGCAGAAAATTGCCTGCTGCAGGTGGGGGAAAGTGTGGTGAAGGCGACGGAAAAGGGACTGACGTTTGTCAAGGGCGGCGCCGGGCTGAAAAAAACACTGGAGGAACTCATCGACGCGATTATGAAGCTGACGGTTCCGACGGGTGTGGGACCGTCGGGGACGCCGATTAACGCGGCGGATTTTGTGAAAGTCAAACAGGGATTAAACGATTATTTGGAGGGATAAAATATGACACTGGTAAAGGCGACAATCAAAGGTGAAATAAAGGCGGCGTTTACGGCCGTGATGGACCAGGCGGACGACAAACGCGAGGACGCCCTGGACAAAGTGGCGGATAAGATTGCGGACGCGGTGGTGAATGCCATCAAGAGCGCGACAATTACTTACACGTCCGGACTGGTAGCCCCGTCGATGGGCGGTCCGGTAACGGGAAAGTTTGAATGTACAATTTCATGACCATGCTGGATATTACACATACGGAAGACGGGGATGTCGAACTGGGTACCGGGGATGTGACCTATACGGAAAGTACCGGACAGCACAAACGGGATTTGTTGCTGGCAGACAAAGGGCATTTCAAGGAGTCGCCGGCGGCGGGTGTCGGAGCGTTCAATTTCATGCACGACACCGACCCGGAAAACTTCTACCGGACCGTACGGAAGGAATGCAGCAAGGACGGGATGAAGGTAATGGATGTCGGGCAGGCTAACGGAGAAGTGGTAATCGATGCGGAATATGAAAGCAGTGAAAGTTAAACCGAACCAGACGGTGTTCGATATTCTGGTCGAGCAGTACGGCACATGCGAGGCGCTGGCGGAGTTCCTGGGCAATAATCCGGAACTGGAGAACACTCCCGATGCGGGAATGGCGGAGGAGAACTCCGTTTCCGGACGATTGATGCCGGAAGCGATGCGGGTGTTCCGGCTGGATTTGCCGGTGCGTCTCGGCTCGACGGTATGGATAGACACGGACAGCAAACTGATAAAGACGTCGGTAATAAAGGAGATAGATACGGAAGTAACGACTTATATGGACTGATATGGCAAGGACGATTAATGAAATACAGGCAGGCATTGTTTCGGAACTGGAAGCCGGGACGGAGGTGAAACTGTCCACCTCAAAGGTGGCGGAGTGGCGCTTATGGACGTGGGTGGTGGCTGCTGCCATACATGCTTTCGAGGTGGTACTGGATTTGTTCAGGAAAGAGGTACAGGAGAAAACAGACAAGATCACGCCGGGAACGGTCCGGTGGTATGGAGAACAGTGCCTACGGTTCCAGAACGGGCACAAACTTTTATTCGATAAGAAGACGGCGGCGCTGTACTATGAAGTGGACGACCCGGCAGCGCGGATAGTGAAGGTGGTGGCGATAAAAGAGAGCCCCAAACACCTGACGATTAAGGTGGCAAAAACGGACGATTCCGGAAAGGTGATACCGCTTTCCCCGGATGAGAAATATAATCTGATCGCTTACATACACGAGATTCGGGCTGCCGGGACGACGACGGATGTGGTATCGACGACTGAGGACAAAATCCGGTATGATTTGCAGGTGTGGCACGATACGGTTTATCCCTATTCCGAAGTAGAGACGAATGTAAAGGCAGCAATCGAGGCGTTTAAGACGAATATCGGGTTTGACGGGGTGATTTATGTGCAGCAGTTCATCGACGCCGTGATGGGTGCAGAGGGTGTCATTACCTGTAAACTGAACTCGATTGCCCGGAAAGGGGTATCGGATGATGATTTCAAGGAGTTCGAGGTGTACAGCGACCTGGAGTCAGGGTACTTTGATTATGCAGGGGATTCGCAGTTGGTGGTTGAATCGGTCAAAAACATGGGCGCATGAATCCGGGGATTGAATACGACAATTTGGTGAAACAGTTGCTTCCGCCGCATAAACGGCAGCGGGTGCGGTTGTGGCTCATGCGGACGTTTGTCATGCCGCTCAGAGGGCTGTTTGAGGCGTTCGGGATATGGCGGGACGATATCCGGATGCTCATGAACATTACCAATCAGGTAAAGGTGTTGGAGGGGTATCTGCAAAAGAAGTACAACGCTTTGACGATACACATCGAGACGTACGGGGACGGGTTGTTGCTTATCTGTCTGGAGCGGGAAGGAATCGCCATGCAGCCGGAGATTGGTTTGGAGCGTGAAAATGTAGTGGCAAAGATTCCATTAGAAAATGAACTCCGCGGGCAGTTCGGGGAGGCGGATTTTATTGTGTATATCCCTGCCGGAGTGGACGCGGATTTAATCCGGACGGAAATAGAGAAGTATAAACAGGCGTTGACGAAATACAAAATCATTCAAAACTAAGACTATGAAAAGGCATGTACAGACAGAAGGCGTGCGCCGATGGGCGGGTGAACATATTATCGATTTGCAGGCGGAACCGTTCAAGGTGATAGACGCGTTTTTTGAGGAATACGGTAATTGTGTTGTTAAAGGGTGCGGGGTGCTGGACTGGCAAGACGGGACGTACCATGTGGAACCGGGTTTGGTAGGTCTGCATGGAACGGCTCCGGAGGGCAACCCGACTTATAAGGTGGCGCCGTTTGCCGGGGTGACGGCGGTGGATTTGCCGGCTTATTTTGTGTTGCGGTTTGAGGTAGTTGAACGGGAGTATGTGGATGAGAAGATGCACCCGATTTACTATGAATACCGGGCGGAACTGGTAACGGAGAAACCGGCGGATGAGCCTTGCTTGGAAATTACTCCTTCCGGGGCTGTCCGGTTCCTGGACGTTACCGGGGTAACGCATAAGTTAGATCGGGATGGAGACGGCAAGGAGGTGACTGTTTCGTTTGAAGAGGCAGAAGAACGGACAAATGTGGAATCCGGAGACACGTTGTCCGGGCTTTGGGGAAAGGTGCGAAAATGGTTTGCCGGGTTGCAGCCGGTGGCGTTTTCCGGAAAGACGGCGGACCTGACAGACGATGCGGAACACCGCCTTACAACGGACACAGAAAAAGCCCGGTGGGATGATACCTACACGAAGCTGGAAACGGATAATAAGGATGCGGAGGCGTTAAGGATAGCGAAGGAATATGCCGATAACCAAGTGGCGAACTTGGGGGATGATGTTTACCGGAAGGCGGAAGTTTATACCAAGCAGGAAGCGGACGCTCAGCATGAAGGGGATTTGGCAGCAGCCAAACAGTTTGCAACGGAGCGAATTTCGGAGTTGGTAAACGGCAGCCCAGCAGCGTTGGATACACTGTATGAGATTGCCAACGCCTTGAACAATGACCCTAATTTTGCCACGACCATCATGGCGCTGATTAATGGAAAGGCGGATACGGGGCATAAGCATACGAAGAGCCAGATTACGGATTTTCCGACCTCCATGCCGGCAAGTGATGTGTATCCGTGGGCAAAAGCGTCATCAAAACCGACTTACACGGCAACCGAAGTAGGTGCCGCAGCTGCCGGGCATAACCACGACAGTGCATATCAACCTAAAGGCAGTTATGCTGCGGCAAACCACAATCATGGCGATGCGTATGCTGCCAAAACGCACACACATACGGCTGACCAGATTACAGATACGGCAACAAAGGTTATGATGACTAAAAGTGAACGTTCAAAACTGGCAGAATTGGAAGCATCTGCTGTTTCTAAAAATACTAATGGTTATATCAAATTTGGGGGCATAATA